GAAAGTGTCAGAAACAAGTTGTGGAAAGTCTGTCGGCTGATAATCTGTTTCTGGCCCTGCAAACATACCAGTGACAGAATTAAAATTATCCCTGCGACTGTGCCTTGTATTAACTTGTAAATTACTTCTTAAATCATCCTCGGTAAGTGCCAAAACAGATGACGTAAATTCTCCTGCTTTGACACCCCATTGACCTTGAGTGTAAAATATTGTTCCTGCCATCGATGCAGTCAAATCAGTAATAACATCATCAGGAGGTAAAGAAGTGACAAACGATCCGTTTACTGTGTAACGCTTTTCTGTGCCTCCTGCCGATAACGATACATTTTCATCACAAACATTAGCGGCTGCGGCAAAGATAGTTCTGTCTATTTCTGTTCCATGCACACCAAGACCGAAATCACTCTCCAAGTAATCCATCAAACAAAGTGCAGCATTTGATGTAAACTCTGCTTGATTTGTATTTCTTGGATCATTGATCTTTCTACCTTGCACAATCGCGCTAAATACTGGTAATCCTTGAGGGAATACACTCGTATCAAATTCAGCCCTGATATAAATATAAGCAATATTTTTTGCCTGATGTGCAGTTGTCCATGCGCTATCTTCAGCAACTAAATCGGCATCCGCTGCCTGAGTATTTCCACCCAAATGCTTATTTATTCTTAATGCTGAGTTAACGACAGCCCCATCTGCATCTTTGATCTGAAAAGCGTCATTCGTAACAAAACCATTGCCATCTAATGTCAGCGCAACATTATCGGCAAATACTGTGCCAATCGAATTGCATTCGTGTCCTGCAAGTGCAATCAATGTGTGCAGATATTTCTGATCGTCTGTAATAGAGCGATAAAATATTACACCACCCACACGCTGTTCACCGTATATAATCGCATGATCTGAAGCAGGAGCGACAGCGTTGACATTTGTTCCGTATCCCTTCTGGGCCGCTTGTACGGATGCGGCTGCTGACCTGGCTTTTGCTAAACTCTTTTTTTGCAGTGCATTGATGGCATAAGCAGTGACAGCCGTATAAGCCGCATATCCTGCAACCGTTGCAATGGTGGTTCCCAAAATTGCAGTTGCGCCTATAGTTCCGGCGGCTGTTCCTAATATCGCCCCTGCCGCTGCAATAAATATCTGAACCATTATTCAACGCTCCAAAACAAATCATTCTCATCTATTATAGAGAATACCATGCCATCGCTTCCCAAGAAAGCCGCTAAATCACTTGTAACTACTCCAAGCAAAACAGGCATTATTCCGATAGTCTGATCAACTGGCCGTCCAACTATCGAGCCTCTTGGTGGAAATCTTCCGGTAAATCTCTCTAATCTATCATCAAGCATATCAATTACTGTGTCATATTCTTGAGTGTATAATAATTTTCTATATTTCCTAAATGCACCTGTCGCAGTTGTATAATCACCAATCCAATCATCTGCAAAACTTTGACCTCTGATTACTTCTGCACACTTGTTTACAAAAGTCAGACAATCATGCTCACCCCAGACAAAAGGATAATCTTGCAAGCTGTTGACATAATCAGCTAACTTAATATCCCAATTTGGAACACGCATTAGCCACCGCCACCCCATTGCAATCTCTGGTTTTGTAGGCTTTCCACAAAATCAAATGCAAGATCACCTGTTGTATTTGTTGGTAAAGCGGAAGTATTTCTTTGCTTTTGGCTTTCAGACGTATATCTGCGATTTCTTGGCCTTTCTAAATCAATCAATCTGCTTTCAATAGATGTCGTTATAGTTGATGTTTCTGGCCCTTCATCAATAGCCATAGTGTCCAAGTAACCAGTGAAAACTAATATTCCTGATTGATTTGCAGGGCTTGACCAATCTATAAAACCTAAATGAATATTGCAAAGTCTACCCTGATAAGGTGTGCTTAAAGCGTGTACTAATAAATTTGACGGAATACCGCTTAAAGTGAGATTAACACCTTTTGCACTTATATCCTGACTTTCACCTACATCTGATATTGATAAAATCTCTCCGACACCGCTATAGGATTGACTTCCACCAGTAGAATTGACGGAAATATCTCCAAACCCTGTCCAAACACGAACTGTTTCAGTAGAAAAAAATATCTCTACTGCATAAAACGGAGAAACTTCAGCATCATCTAACTTGCTAAGAATGTTTGATATATTTGACCTAGCCATTAGATTGCCTCAACACCGCCAAAAGTAATCCCATATATTGACGCCTCGTTTATATTCCAGTTCTGTTCGTTGCTTGCCAATCTAAAACGTCCAACTGTATTAGTTTTAACTATGGCCGCATTATCAGCCGGAGCCGTTCTTATATATGGCCAAATGTCCAGTGAAACCTCACCTGATCCGTTACTATCAGCATCAGCAAGCACTTTATGAAGTGTTGCACTTCCGGCTGTTCCTAGCTGTATATAATCCCCTGCCTTGAGCCATCCGGTCTGTGATGCCGTGCAACCATCTATGTTTAATGTGCCACCTGTCTGGCTTGCTCCGTTAACCAATGGAGTGCCTCCGGCTGAACCTCTAGGACTAGCACCAACCGGATCGCCAAGCGTAAACGTGCCAAACCTTCCGCGCAAACTCACCAAAAAAGCCACCCATTGTTCTGCATCGGCTCTAGACATTGCCGGAAGTGTGACATCGCATTCCCATCTTTGTCCGGCATGAGCCACTGTCTGTTGTTGATAGGTAAATGGTGACATACTCATTCCAACCGTATTGACCGCCCTGAACGTAATGTTGGATGGTTTAACGTGTGTTGGTGATGCTAAAGGATAAGTAATAGCCATTAGAACGCATTGGCAAAGCTGCCACCCCTTCTCCTAGCATCCAAGACAGCCGCCTTACTAGCTTCGGCAATCTGTGGAAGCAATGTTTGTATTTCGTTTCTGACAGTCTGTTGAACGCCAGTAGTCACGTTGATGGTTTGCTGTACGACAACACCGCCACCACCCATGTTTTTATTGGGGATAACTGTGCCGGATCGATTAGGTATAAACATTTCCGGCCCTCGTTCACCAACTATATAAGGTTTATTACCAGAAACCGGCCCACCGTTTGCACGAAACATTCCACCGGCTAATTTCATAATACCGCCAACTATTCCAGTTCCAGTTCCGGCAGCCGCATCAAATGATCCGACAATACGTTGGACAACCATAACTTCAAACAGTTTTGCAATAATATCACTCGCCATTTGTCGAAATGCGTCCTTAACTGATTTGGTTCCTTTTACTATGTCCATAAATCCACGTTCGAAAGATGATTTAATACTATCTGCAAAGCCTTGCATCCTGTCTTGCAGTTTCTTCACTTCTTCTGCACTTTGTTTTACTTGCGTTGAAAACAAGCCAAAAAGATCGAACTGGACTATCTCTTTAAGATCGTTCTTGAGATCAGTAAATGATTTGAATGGCTTTTCTAGTTCATTCGATAAAGCAACTCTGTCTAAAAATAAATCTCCTAAAGCCTTTTGTACGTCTAAAATTTTACCTTCCAACTGGTCAAAAGACTTTTGACCAATATCTTCAGGAAATGATGTCTTAAATAATCTATTTAATTCTCTTGCGGTTGTTTGTGCAAAATCAACAAAACCTCTTGATAAGCCAAGGAACAATTCCATAAATCGTTGCCTTATTCTTATAATAACGATTTGCACATTTACGTTTAGCAACTGAATAGCATC